ATGGATCTCGAAAAAATCATTGAGTCTCTCCCCCCAGAGGAGCAGGAGTCCTTTCTTGAGGTCGCGCAGGAATACCTGACGTCTTTGACGAGGGAGGCCGCCCAAAATGACTTTTTACGGTTTGCCCATGAGATGTGGCCCGGGTTCATTAACGGGCGTCACCATAAAATCATGGCGCAAAAGTTCGAGGAAATCGCAGCGGGGACGTGCCGAAGACTGATTGTGAATATGCCACCCCGACATACGAAATCGGAGTTTGCGTCTTTCCTCCTCCCGGCATGGTACTTAGGAAAATACCCAGATCGGAAAGTGATTCAGACGTCGAATACCGCAGAATTGGCGGTAGGATTTGGTCGAAAAGTCAGAAACTTAGTCGGGAGCGAACAATATGCGAAGATATTCCCAAACGTCACTCTTAAATCAGACTCTAAAGCTGCTGGTCGCTGGGGGACTAACGCTGGCGGGGATTATTTTGCTATCGGTGTGGGTGGCGCTGTTACAGGTAAAGGTGCGGATTTGCTCATTATTGACGACCCTCACTCCGAACAAGAAGCCACCATAGCCGAAACGAACCCCGAAGTCTACGATAAGACCTACGAATGGTACACATCTGGTCCTCGTCAGCGTCTACAACCGGGTGGAGCTATCGTAATTGTGATGACAAGGTGGTCAAAAAAGGACTTAACCGGTCAAGTTGTTAAAGCAGCAGCCCAAAGAAGTGGCGAAGACTGGGAAGTTATTGAATTTCCTGCACTTTTGCCGTCTGGGAACCCACTTTGGCCTCAGTTTTGGTCAAAATTAGAGCTTGAAGCCCTAAAATCTGAACTTCCTAACTCAAAATGGATGGCTCAGTACCAACAACAGCCTACTTCTGACGTAAACGCCATCATTAAACGTGAATGGTGGCAGATTTGGGAAGACGACAACCCACCACACTGCGAGTTTTTAATACAAAGCTGGGATACGGCCTTCCTAAAGACACAAAGAAGCGACTTTTCTGCCTGTACTACGTGGGGTGTGTTCTATAAACCCGACGATACAGGCCGAGATCAGGCAAATATTATCTTATTGAACGCGTTCAAGGAGCGTATGGAGTTCCCAGAACTAAAAGAACGTGCCAGAGAACAGTACGACGAGTGGGAACCAGATGCACTAATTGTCGAAGCCAAGGCTGCGGGTAGTCCGCTGATATTTGAGTTGCGAGCCATGGGTATACCCGTGCAAGAGTTTACGCCTAGTAAGGGTAATGATAAGATAGCAAGACTGAATGCAGTAGCAGATATATTTGCAAGTGGTAGAGTGTGGGTACCTAACACACATTGGGCGGAAGAACTTGTAGAAGAGGTAGCAAGCTTCCCTTCTGGTGAACATGACGACTTAGTAGACTCTATGACTCAGGCGTTATTACGGTACAGAAAAGGCGGCTTCTTACGTCTGCCATCAGACGAAGAAGATGAGGTTAGAGAATTTAAATCCAGACGGCATGCTGGGTATTACAACGTATAGGTACATTTATGTCTATTGAAAAAAGTTTAGCACAAGCCCCGCAAGGCCTAACAGACCTAATCGCGTCCAGCGAACCCGACTTAGAGATTGAGATCGAGGACCCAGAATCGGTCAAGATCGCGATGGATGGTATAGAGATCGAGATCGAGCCAAGAGAAGAAACAGACGAGGACTTTAATGCTAACTTAGCTGAGTACATCGGCGAGAGAGAACTCGTTGAATTAGTTGGCGATTTAATTGGTGACTTTGATAGTGATATCGCGTCCCGCAAAGACTGGATACAAACCTACGTTGATGGCTTAGAACTCCTTGGTATGAAGATCGAGGAAAGAACAGAGCCTTGGGAAGGTGCTTGCGGCGTCTACCACCCAATACTAAGTGAGGCACTTGTTAAGTTCCAAGCTGAGACAATGATGTCGACGTTCCCAGCAACGGGGCCGGTGAAGACCCAGATCATCGGTAAAGAAACACCCGAGAAAAAAGAAGCGGCTGAGCGTGTTAAAGATGACATGAACTATCAGCTCATGGATGTGATGCAGGAGTACCGCCCAGAACATGAGAGGATGCTGTGGGGCTTGGGCCTTGCAGGTAACGCATTTAAGAAAGTGTATGTTGACCCAAGCTTAGATCGGCAAGTCAGTATGTTCGTGCCGGCGGAGGACATTGTGGTACCATACGGGGCTTCGTCCATCGAGCAAGCCGAGCGAGTCACACATGTGATGCGTAAGACGGAGAACGAGTTAAGGCGTCTCCAAGTTGCCGGGTTTTATCGGGACGTCGACCTTGGCACGCCAGACAATGTCATGGATGAGGTTGAGAAGAAGATTGCTGAGAAGCTTGGCTTTAGGGCAACTTCGGATGATCGGTATAAAGTTTTGGAGATGCACGTTGACTTGGACTTGCCGGGTTACGAGCATAAAGATGAAGACGGAAAACCCACAGGCATTGCACTGCCATATGTGGTGACTATTGAGAAGGGCAGCAACACCGTCCTATCCATCCGTCGTAATTGGGAGCCAGATGATGAGACTCATCAAAAACGTCAGCACTTCGTTCACTACGGTTATGTACCCGGCTTTGGGTTCTATTGCTTTGGTCTTATTCATTTGGTCGGTGCATTTGCTAAATCAGGCACTTCCATTCTCCGCCAGCTCGTTGACGCTGGCTCACTTGCAAACTTGCCAGGTGGCTTTAAGGCCCGTGGACTGCGTGTTAAAGGCGACGACACCCCGATAAGCCCCGGCGAGTTCCGCGACGTCGACTTACCGTCCGGCGTTATCAAGGACAATATCATGACGCTCCCCTACAAGGAGCCAAGTCAAGTTCTTGCTGGGTTGCTAAACCAGATCATCGACGAGGGACGTCGCTTTGCTACGGCAGGTGATATGAAGGTGAGCGACATGAGCGCTCAGTCCCCAGTTGGGACTACGTTGGCAATTCTGGAGAGAACGCTAAAAGTGATGAGCGCTATTCAAGCGCGGATTCACTACTCGATGAAGCAAGAGTTTAAGTTACTCAAACAGATCATCGCCGACTACACACCAGAGGAGTATAGCTATGAACCCGTGGAGGGATCGCCAAGAGCGAAGAAGGCTGACTACGACAATGTGGAGGTCATTCCTGTCTCGGACCCAAATGCGGCAACGATGGCGCAAAAGATTGTGCAGTACCAAGCAGTCTTACAACTGGCGCAGCAGGCTCCACAACTCTACAACTTACCCTTACTACATCGGCAAATGCTCGATGTTTTGGGGATCAAGAATGCGGCAAAACTTATTCCGATGCAAGAGGATCAAAAGCCCACGGATCCAGTTACGGAGAACATGGATGCGATCCGTAACAAGCCGCTAAAGGCGTTTATGTATCAAGATCATCAAGCACACTTGACTACACATACGGCGTTTATGCAAGACCCGTTTACGCAGCAGATGTTGCAACAGAACCCAGCAGGGCAGGCGATTATTGGCGCGATGCAAGCACACATGGCGGAGCATTTTGCGTTCAAGTATCGCAACGACATTGAGCAGCAACTTGGGGCACCACTCCCATACAGTGAAGAAACTCCTGACAAAGAAAGAGAAGTTCTTCCTGAAGAGTACGAGGTACAAATCTCTCGTTTGGTTGCACAAGCAGGTGTTCAGTTATTAACTATGGATCAACAGCAAGCGGCTAAAGCACAAGCAGCGCAGCAAGCTGAAGACCCGATCATTCAGATGCAGCAACAAGAGCTTGCACTGAAAGGTCAAGAAGTACAACGTAAGGCGCTAAAGGACCAGACTGATGCGCAGTTGAGAAACCGTCAGCTTGACATTGAAGAGTTGCGTATTGCTTCGATGGAAGAGATTGAGGGTACGAAGTTAGGCATCAAGATGGCAAAAGATAAAGACGAGCAGGAGTTCCGTCAGGAGTTAGAGGGAACCAAGCTTGGTATCGAGATAGCCAAGTCTACAAGCAAACCGACAAAAGGTAGAGAATGACAGAACTAGAGCTTTTAATTAAGCAGATTGATGATAAGACGAACCAACTCAAGGATGCGGTGATAGTTGGTAGTCTCGATCACATTCAGTATCAAAGACTTTGTGGTGAAATTCGAGGTCTGTTCACTGCAAAGGGATACATATTAGACCTCAAAGAACGAATGGAGAACTCAGATGAGTGAAATCCTTATCGGCACAAACCCCGATAAACCGCAGATAGTAGGTGCAGTAAATTTTGCAGCAACAAACGAAGAAAAAGCTAGTCAACTACCTGAACCGATGGGCTATCGCATTTTGTGCGCTATTCCAGAAGTAGAGGATAAGTTTGATAGCGGGATCTTAAAGTCAGACGAGACTGTCCGGCATGACGAGCTCTTAACTACGGTTTTATTTGTAGTCAAGCTAGGCCCTGATTGCTATCAGGACAAGACACGGTTCCCTAACGGGCCTTGGTGTAAACAAGGTGATTTTATTTTAGTGCGACCAAACGCCGGGACAAGACTGGTTATTCACGGGCGTGAGTTCCGCATCATTAACGACGACTCTGTGGAGGCTGTAGTTCAAGACCCCCGCGGGATTACTCGTAAATTTGTCTAAAGGAGTTGTAAATGGCTGAAAACAAACAAGAAACTATGGAATTTGAGTTTCCGGATGAGGTTGAAGCTAAGGGTAAACCCTTAGAAGAAGCCGCCAAAGCTCTTGCAAAAGAGGAAGAGCCGGAGATTGAGATTGAGGACGATACCCCACCAGAGGATCGTGGGCGTCAACCACTACCCAAGGAAGTAACCGAGCGACTGGAGAAGGATGAGTTAGACCAGTACGAAGGCGAAACCAAGGAGAAGTTCAAGCAGTTAAAGAAGGTTTGGCATGATGAACGTCGTGCTAAAGAAGCTGCGTATCGCGAGCAGCAAGAAGCGCTGGCAATTGCTAAAAAGCTAATGGAAGAGAACAAGGCCCTCAAAGCTAAAGTTACTTCCGGGCATGAAGTATTTGCTACCGCAGCTAGAGAGGCGGCAGATAACGAGCTTGCCTTGGCTAAACGCGACTACAAAGAGGCTTACGAGTCAGGCGATGCAGACAAGATCATCGAAGCTCAAGAGAGAATGACGGTTGCAAAGTTTAAAGCCGAGCAACTTAAATTTTACAAATCTGACAGTGAAGCTTTACAAAATCAAGAAAATGATGTACAACTAGCGCAAGAGCAGCCTAGATACGTGCCTGATCCTAAAGCAAAAGCGTGGCAAGAACGCAATAGCTGGTTCGGTCAAGACGAAGAAATGACTAGTTTAGCCCTCGGGTTACATGAAAAGCTAGTTAAGGAACATGGTATGTCCTACGCTACTACTAACGAGTATTACGACACCATTGACAAAACAATGCGTCGGAGATTCCCAGAGCAATTTGAGGAGTCTGAAGTAAAGGAAGATGAGCCACAAAAAACTAATCGTCCTAAAGCAAGCACGGTTGTAGCGCCGGCAACACGTAGCACCTCGCCTAAGAAAATTAGGTTAAGTGGTACGCAGGTCCAACTTGCCAAGAAACTTGGACTAACACCAGAGCAGTACGCCCGTGAACTTACAAAATTGGAGGCCCAAAATGGCTGAAAACAGATTATCGCGTGAGCTTCAAAGCCGCGCAACGACAGAGCGTCCTAAACAGTGGGCGCCCGCAGAGTTGCTCCCAGAGCCCGACAAACAGGCTGGCTATGCTTATCGCTGGATTCGCACTTCGACTTTAAATACCGCTGACCCACGGAACTTATCCGCTAAATTGCGTGAAGGCTGGGAGCCAGTGAGTATCGAAGAGCAACCAAAATTAAAACTGTTAGTCGACCCCAATAGTCGCTTTAAGGACAATATTGAGATCGGCGGATTGCTACTCTGCAAAACCCCAGAGGAGTTTGTTCAGCAGCGTAATGAACATTACGCAAAGCAAAGCGAATCCCAAACTGAGGCTGTGGACAACAATCTCATGCGCCAGAGTGACCCGCGGATGCCGTTGTTTAAAGAACGGAAATCTTCGACAAGCTTTGGTAAAGGTAACTAAATTTAATTAGGAGTTTTAAATGGCTTATCCTACCGTAGACGGACCCTATGGGTTCAAGCCGATCAATTTGATCGGTGGTCAGGTATTCGCTGGTGCAACTCGTCAAATCCCCATCGCTTCAGGCTCTGGCACCTCCATTTTTTATGGTGATGTCGTACGTCTGAACACCGGTGGTACTTTGAGCCGTGTCTCCACCACTGATTCCGCGACCGACGCTGTTGGTATTTTCTTGGGCTGTCAGTTTACTAACCCAACTACCAAGCAGCTCCTTCAACAGCAATACTATCCAGGCGGCACTGTTGCTTCGGATATTACTGCTTATGTTTGTGACGATCCTGACGCTTTATTTAAAGTCGCAGTTCTTTCGTCTTCGACCGCCGTTGGCGGCTTGACCCAGACCGATGTAGGCAACAACGTTGCAATCTACACCACTGCTGGTTCGACCACCTCTGGTGATTCAAACGAAGGTGTACGTAACGCTACCAGCGATTCAGTAACAACTCTGCCCTTCCGTATTATTGCGGGTGTGCCAGAGACCGTTAACGCGTCTGGTTCTTTCACTGAGGTAATCGTCAAGTTTAACTTTGGCGTACATACCTATTACAGTGCAACCCCTGTCGCAACAGCAGCTTAAGGAGCATATAAATGGCTATTTCA